AAGAGATAGAGCAAGAGAATTAGCAAGGAACGATAGCTATATTGCAAGATACTTAAATTTAATGGTATCTAATGTTATCGGTAAGCATGGCGTAAGAATTAGCAGTAAAAGTAGAAATGACAATGGTTCATTAGACTTAGCTGCTAATCAGCTCATTGAGTCAGCTTGGAAAGAATGGCAGCAATTAGGAAATTGTACTACTAATGGAAGATTATCATTCTTAGATTGTCAAAAGATATTTATTGAATCTTTATGTAGAGATGGCGAAGTTTTAATAAGAAAAATAAAAGAACCAAGCTCACCATTTGGCTTTCAATTACAGTTTTTAGAAGCAGATCATTTAGACGAAAATAAAAATGATGTTTATAAAATTAATGGAAACCGCATTAAGATGGGTGTAGAAGTAGATAAATATGACAAGCCAGTTGCTTATCATTTATTTAAAGACCATCCATACGATAGAGATTATTTAAGTCAAAACCAGCACATTAGAGTACCAGCAGATGAGATTATCCATGCTTACTTACCTGCTAGGGCTGAACAGACTAGGGGTGTTTCTTTGGTAGCTACAGCAATGGCTAATGTGAAGATGTTAAATGGTTATTTGGAAGCTGAGATAGTGGCTGCAAGAGTTGGCGCATCTAAAATGGGTTTCTTTACCTCTCCTGATGGGGATGGATATGTTGGCGATGGTGAATATTCTGATACTTTCAATCCATCAATGAACGCGCAAGCTGGTGTATTTGAGCAGTTGCCAGCAGGAATGGACTTTAAATCGTTTGATCCTACACATCCTACATCCGCATTTGATTCATTTACAACTAGTGTATTAAGAAGTATCGCTTCAGGTTTAAACATTTCTTATCATTCATTATCAAATGATCTTACTTCAGTTAATTATTCAAGTATTAGACAAGGTGCTTTAGAAGATAGAAGCATGTATCAAATATATCAACAGTTTGTCATTGAGCATTTTGTAAATCCAATATTTCAATCTTGGTTAGAAATGGCTATATCAACAGGCTACATTAATTTGCCAATGGGTAAATTTAATAAATTTTCCAAATCAGTAAACTTTATACCTAGATCATTTGCTTGGATTGATCCTTTAAAAGAAATGCAGGCAAATGTTATAGGTTTACAAAATGGAACTATGACTTATGCAGATATATCTGCTAGCTATGGTAGAGATACAGAAGAATTATTTGAACAGCACCAAAAAGAAATAGAACTAGCTAAACAGTATGGAATAGAGTTAGCTTATCAACCATTTGGTCAGAAACTACCTGTAGAAGCAAAGATACAGGGTGGAGATGATGACGATGCCTAGTCCAAATGCAGGAATGAAAGCTGAAGCGCAAAAGGGTATAGATTGGCGTGAAGAATTTGGTCGTGGTGGAACTAGGGTTGGAGCTGTAAGAGCAAGACAAATAGTTAATGGTGAAAACCTATCAGATGATACTGTAAAAAGAATGTATAGCTTCTTTAGTAGACATGAGGTTGATAAACAAGCTGAAGGATTTAGTAGCGGTGAAGATGGCTACCCTTCTAATGGAAGAATAGCTTGGGCATTATGGGGTGGAGATGCAGGTTATTCTTGGTCAAAAAGATTGGTGGAACAAATGAAAAATGAAAAAAGTTTTGATTCAATAGAATCGGAAAAACATCCTTTACTAAAAGGTAAAGAGGAGAAAACTATGAATAAAGAAGATAGACATATCCTCAATGTAACAGAAACAGACGATACTGTAGTGGTTGAGTTTGCGAAGCATGAGGGTGTAGAACATGAAGGCGAAGAAGTAGAAATGACTGAAGAAGTCTCTATGATTGATGAAGAAGATAAAGAAAGAAATGTAATTGATATGCCTATTAAATATAGAACTATTGATTTATCTAAACATTCTTATCTTGATGAAGAAAATCGTACAGTAAGAATTGGTGTTTCTTCTGAAGAACCTGTTGAAAGAAGTTTTGGCATGGAAGTGCTAGGACATTCTGAAGGCGATATAAACATGGAGTTTATAGCGTCAGGGCGCGCACCCTTACTCTTAGATCATGACATGACTAAGCAAATAGGCGTAATTGAAGAATTTAAACTTGACGAAACTGCAAAAAGGACAACAGCAGTAGTTCGCTTTGGAAAAAGTGAATTAGCGCGTGAAGTATACGAGGATGTAAAAGATGGTATAAGAATGAATATATCTGTTGGATACAGAGTCGATAAACTAAGCAGAATGGACAAAGACGATGAGACTTATTACAAGGCGCAATGGACACCAATGGAAGTATCTTCTGTAAGTGTTCCAGCAGACCAGTCAAGGCTTGTTGGAGTTGGACGTTCTAAAGATAAACAAACATTAAACACAAAGGTTAAAATAATGGAAAACGAAAAACAAGAAATTAATCTTGATGAAGTTAGAACTCAAAGTGTGGATGAAGCTAGAAAAGAATTCCAAAAGAATTCAAAAGAGATCATTGATCTTGGCGCAAGACACAATAAAAGAGATTTAGCTAATCAAGCTATAAAAGATGGTGCTTCTGTTGAAGAATTTAGAGGTGTGTTATTAGAAAATATTTCTAACAATACTCCTTTAGAAACTCCTTCAGAGATTGGAATGACTGAAAAAGAAGTAAGAGAATTCTCACTAGTGAGAGCTATCAATGCTTTAGCAAACCCAACAGATAGACGCGCGCAAGAAGCTGCTGCATTTGAATTTGAATGTTCAAACGAAGCTGCAAGACAGCAAGGCAAATCTGCTCAAGGTATTATGATGCCTTCAGACATGCTTAGATCATGGGTTAAAAGAGACTTAAACACATCTGACGATGCATCTTTAGTAGCTCAAGACTACAGAGGTGGAGATTTTATTGATGTATTAAGAAACAAATCTTCAGTAATGCAAGCTGGTGCTACTATGCTTAGAGGATTACAAGGTAATGTTGTAATACCTAAGAAAACTGCTGCTTCTGCTGCTGCTTGGATAGCAACTGAAGGTGGTAATAGTGGTGAGAGTGAGTTTACAGTTGGATCAGTAACTATGTCTCCTAAAGTAATTGGTGGACATACTGAAATGACTAGACTTATGCTTCAGCAATCTAGCTTAGATGTTGAAAACCTAGTAAGAAATGATTTATCAGAAGCTATTGCTACTGCTATTGATTTAGGTGCTTTAGCTGGTAGCGGTTCTTCAGGACAGCCAACTGGTGTTTCTGCAACTTCAGGTATTAACACAACAACATTTGCTGCTGCTGTACCTACATTTGCTGAACTAGTAGCTATGGAAAGTGCTGTTTCTGCTGATAATGCATTACAAGGTAACTTAAGATATATTGCTAAACCTTCAGATTGGGGTAACCTAAAAACTGTAGATAAGGCTTCTAACTTTGGTCAAATGATAGTTGGTAATGATGGTCAAATTAATGGCTATGATGTTATCAGATCAAACCAAGTTACTGCTGGTGATTACTACTTTGGTAACTTTGCAGATTTATTAATTGGTCTTTATGGATCACTTGATATTACTGTTGATCCTTATACTCATTCAAAATCTGGAACAATCAGAGTGGTTGCGCTTCAGACTTGCGATGTAGCTGTAAGACATGCAGTATCTTTCTGTAAATCAAGCGACTAATTAGTCAATGCTTAAATGGAATGGTGGGGGAAACTCCACCATCTTAAATATGAAAAATTACTTAATACTAAAAGACACTATGGCAGCAGGACAAAAAGTTGTTGCTGGCGATATTGTTGAATTGAATGAAGATATTGGAAATCAGTTAGTGGGCTACCATAAAGCTGAAGAAACATCTAAAAAACCTAAAGCCAAGAAGTCTAATAGAAGTGTTGGTTTAGAAACCTCAGAGGTTACAGCTCCTAAGAAAAGAGCTAAAAAATAAATCATGGCTATTGAGAGTGCTGCTGATTTTTCTTCATACTTGGATGCAACAACAGGTCATGGAGTTACAGCCACTTTTTTTGAAGTTCAATCAATATTATGGGATCAAAGAACAGGATTAATTGATACTTGGTTTGATATTGATTCAGGCGATGCATACAGCATTAATATTATTATAGATCAAGAATATTTTAATATTGAAGGCGGAACTATACCTGTTGCTGGTTATCAACCAAGAGCAATAGTTAAATCTTCAGACGTACCCTATATATCTCAAGAAGATAAATTAATAGTAAATGCAATTACCACAAATAAAGGCAATGTACTAAAGCCTGAAACTACATTTTTAATAAAAACTGTTGAGCCTGATAATACAGGCCTAGTTTCATTAGTATTAGAGGAGCAATAATGTCTCAATACAGAATGGAAACAGAAGAAGATATGTCAGCATACTTTGATATCAGCTTTGGTCATGGAGTTAGTGCTGTATTCACACATAGCGGAACTGCAACAACTATAAATATTATTTTAAATAATGAATATGTTGAGCAAGATGAAGGTGTTGGAGTAGAAGCAACAAAACCAATGGCATATTGTAGAACAATAGATATTCCAAATATTACATTTGGCGATACTTTAAATGTATCTGCTATAAAAGATGTTGATGGCAATACATTAAAAGCAGCTCAAAACTATACAGTTGTTAATATACAAAAAGATAGAACAGGATTTTCTGCTCTTATGTTAGAGGAGATATAGTAATGGCTAATCATATAAGACAACAAATAAGAGAAA